GGCTAGGACAAAAGAAAACGTCACTTTGTACAATATTTTTGCATTAGAAATGAATGTTTTACGTCCTGTGGCGCTTATGCAGTGGTACGGCTTTAAGTTCGACGTACCAAACGCATTGTCACTGTACAACGCTCTTATATTGAAAGCTGACGGGTTAAAAACCGCATTTTTAGAGAATCTGGACACTCATATTAAAGAGAGGCACCCTAGCGAGCCAGCACTATGGATGCCTAGAGAAGAAGACGGTAGCGTTAATACCAGAGCTAAAGACACTGGGTCTGTCCGCTTAGGAACTAAACAGTACAGGGGTTTTAATCCCGCATCGACACAGCAGATGGCAGTAGCATTTAATAATGCGGGTATCATTCTGCCGCCTGGTGCGGAGGGTAAAACAAGTCTTGATCAGAACTTATTAGCGTTTATACGGCAGAAGTATCAATTAGTCGATCAGTATTTGACATGGAAATCATCGGCGAACCAAGTTACTAGCATCCAAAAACTCATTGAAGCGGTCGGGCCGGACGGTCGGATTCACGCGGGGTACAGGCAGATGGGGACCAAGACAGGGCGGCTCAGTTGCGCCGGTCCCAATCTGCAGCAAGTCGATAGTAGTCCGGAGTTTAGAAGTAAGTTCGTAGCGGAAGATGGTTATGTTCTTGTGGTCGCAGACTTCTCACAGGTTGAGCTGCGGGTAGCGGCAGAACTTTCAGGGGAAGAACGCATGCTAGAGGCTTACAAAGCTGGGAGGGACCTCCACACCGAGACCGCGACCTTAATCACAGGCGTCGAAAGCGAGAAGATCACCAAAGCGCAACGAACAAGTGCAAAAATTGCAAACTTTGGTCTGCTATACGGTGCCGGTCCAGCAACTTTGAGAAAGCAAGCTATGGCTGAATACAATATTGATATGAGCGCTTCTGAAGCAAAAGAGATTGTCGATGGTTTTAGAACAGCATACCCAACGCTTTATAGATGGCAGCAAGTCGAGGGATCCAGAACTTCCCCGGCTGTACTCACGCTCTCGGGGAGGCGCAGGGTTCTGAAAGGGTTTGATGACAAGTACACCACCCGAATAAATACTCAGGTGCAGGGGACGGCTGGAGATATTGCAAAAAGAGCCATAGGCCTGATATGGCGCGAGGTTTCAAGAGCTCCGGAGGGGCAGTGCCGCCTTATTGCGATGGTCCATGACGAGATCGTGCTGGAGGTTGAGACTAGGTTTGCTGACTACTGGAGCGAGCGCCTGCGGGAATGTATGGAGAGGGCGGGGGCATCGATCTGCGAGAAAGTGCCCATCGTGGCCGAGGTGTCTAAGGGGGCTACTTGGGCTGACGCAAAATGACCTGTTCTGGTTTGGTTGCTTTTTCCCGCAGCACGGGTTAGGCTAAAAACGCATTCCTTTCATTCCAATGCTGACAGGCGACGAACTGGTTTCATTTGTCCAAGCCAACCCTGGCATTTCTGAAACTGACTTAGCTAGCGGAGCTGGGTACGTGCGGACGACCACTTCAGGAAAGCCGCAAGTGCTGAAGAAAAGCTTCATGACGCAGCTGCTCGCTGCTAAGGATCTGAAAGTCGGTGCTGATCCGAATCGGAACAGGGGCAAAGCAGCACGGTATGTCACAACTGTTCACACGAATGGTGTGATGCTGCTGGGCAAGACCTACACAGAGGACGCAGGCTTCGATCCTGGTGACAAACTGCAGATTGTTGTCTCTCCTGGCGAAGTTCGGGTAGTGCTTCTCCAACGGGCGGCTGAAGTTGAGCCTCGGGATTCCAAGGGCCGGTTCAAGAAAAAAGAAGCGGAACTCGAAGCTGTTGCTGCGTGAGCGTCGACCACAGAAACGAGCTATTGCACCGCTTAACTGTAATAGCTCGTAAGCTGCCGAACGGGTTGTTAGTCCGCCTCGTTGATGATGCTCAGTTCTTTTACGATTGGAACTTGGGTAAAAAGCGAGCGCGGGCTTCAGCCCGTTTAGCGCAGTACACACGTAGTACAAATGTAGGTAAAAGCAATGCTTCTGAATGACTTGCAAATCCGCGAACTGGCGGAAGCGGGTATGATCACACCTTTCGTCCCCGAGAAGATACGAAAGGTTGATGACATCGCAGCAATCAGTTTCGGTGCCAGTTCTTACGGCTACGACTTGCGGTTGGCTCCGGATCAGTTCAAGAGCTTCCGCCATATCCCGGGGACGGTCATAAATCCGAAGCGGTTTAATCCAAAGAATCTGGAGGATGACCCACTGCATACCGATGAAGATGGTAGTTTTTTCATCGCAAGGCATCACTCATACAGCTTGGCTTATGTGTATGACTACTTGAAGATTCCCGAAGATATTACGGTGCTATTTATCGGTAAAAGCACGTATGCACGTTGTGGCATTATCGTAAATACGACACCTGCTGAAGCGGGTTGGGAAGGTCACCTGACCCTAGAAATCAGCAATTCAGCCGACGCTGATGTGCGGATCTACGCTATGGAAGGTATTTGCCAGGCGCTGTTTTTTCGAGGTGAGCCCTGTCTGAAGCCCTATGGTCAGGGAAAGTACCAGAATCAGGCGGCTGGTGTGACTTTAGCGAGGGTGTAAATGATGAGGGCTAACAATCTTTATCATGTTTGCTGTTTTGTTTCAACTGATGATATTTACGGATATTCTGATTGCTTACTGGAATTAGAGAATCCAGAACAAGAAGGGTGGCTTGATGACTTAAGAGTAAGATTATCCCAGCAGATTGCATTAAAGAACTCGCTTACATTTTTTGATCCTAAGTACATAGCAATACTTTCTATCTCCAAGCTCTGAGCGTCGGGGTCTTCCGCGCACATTGCTCCTCTACATATTCTTGGGTGCGGATTTTGCCGTACGAAAATAGAGGGCTGGGTTATGCAGACCCCTATTCAGGAACTGGTCAACGGCCTTCACGCGATGGAACCGATACCGAGGACGAGCAACCGTGCCGATGTTTCGTACTGCATCACCGCCCGGCGTCCCTTTTGACATGTAATAAGTCAGTTGTTTTGGAGCGATTCCGACTTGTTTGCAAAACTCTTCAGAATCAATCCATTCGGAATGTTTTTCTTGTGCTCGCACCAGGCTGTCTAGTACAGCCTCAATACGTGTGAGGCGATACAACAGCTCGGAACGCTCGTCGGCATCGGGCAACAGGCTCAGTGGCATCGGTCTGATTGGGCCTTCGCAGGCCTAAACTGGTTGAACTATACCCTAAAGCGAACAGCCTTGCATAGCTTTCTGAATCCGGTCAGCCTCGATCCACCTCTGGTAGGTCTGCTGATGGACGGCCAGGCTGTGGCCCATCAGGCGGGCAGCCAGATCTGCAGAGACGCCCCTGCTCAGCAACCTGAGGGCGTAGGCGTGACGCAAGGAGTACGGCTTGGTGCTGACGCGGTCTCGGGTGAGAGCATCAGCGAAAGCTTTGCTTAAGGTTTGTGAAGACTGGGTAGGCCGCTGCAGCTCTCGCAGGCCCCAGAGCTGCACCCAGGAACTTGGGCAGGGGGTCACACGCCGGGAGCCGGTCTTCGTGGCATCTGCGATTTCGATCCAATCGTCCTCCAGCCAGACCAGCTCTGCGCACTCGTGAGGCCTCAGGCCGTAGGCGGCGCACATGCCCCAGGTCCATCGCCAGTGCGGCAGGCGCAGGGAGCTCCAGGCGGCTTCGATCTCGGGATCGGAGGGGATGTCCCGGGGACGCAGGGAGGCTGCCCCGTAGCCCCGGCAGGCTGCCAGCAGGGCGGCGTCGGGAATCCCCAGGGAACGAGCTACTTGGGCCAGGATGTTTCCCTGATCGCGGCGGGCTGCAGAGCCCTCAGGGAGGCGCCGCACAGTGCGCAGGAGGATCGCTTCGGTAACGGGGCCCTGAGGCAGCTTGCGGAGGGCGGGTTGCCATTTCTTGGCCCAGGCAGTGGAGCCGCGCTCGGGGGAGTGGCGGTATTTGGTGGCGTGGAGGCGGACTGCAGCTGCGTGAAAGTCGTCTGTGGTGATTTCCGCCGCCTCGGACGCTTCCCAGGCTTCCCAGTGGAAGGTGCGAGTTCGGAGTTGATGGCTGAGTCCGACAGCTAGGCGTTCGACCTCAGGGAGTGAGGCATAAGTGGCCGGGAGGTTCAGGCTTATCCGCTGCTGTCGCGAGATAGAGGGGTCGCTGCGGTCGGGCAGTGTGGCCCGGAGGACCAGGGAGGCTTTGCGCTGCTCGGCGCTGCAGCGATGTCGGCCGGCCTTGAGACGGGCGTTCAGCTCCCCGAGAGCGATGGCCAGGGACATGCCGGTGGACTGAAAGGTGGACTGATTTTGGCGCCTGAGTGGGCCTAAGTGGGTCCAAACAGGCCGAAACAAAAAACCCGCCCTCGGGGGAGAAGGCGGGCTGTGACTGAGATCTCAGTCGGTAACTGAATCGGAGCGGCGGGATTCGAACCCACGACCCCCACTACCCCAAAGTGATAGGTAGTCGCTGAGAAGGCTTTCTACGACTGCGTTTATGGTAGCGCACCCTTTGCAGGTGGACTAGAAGTGGACTGCTGCTGAAGATGGCCCCACTTTTTGCCCCGGTGAATGGCGCTGATCAGTGCGGGTGACACTTTGTAACGAGCCGCCAGCGAAGCCTGAGAGCAGTTCCCCCGAGCGCGGAGAATCTCCTTGGCTTCACGCTCGGTCAGCTTGGCTTGGTGGTTGCCTACCCCCTGAGCACGAGGGCGGGGAGCTCTGAAGCTTCGGTCGCTGCTGCCCTGGAAGGCCTCAGTCGTAATGGCGACCAAGCGGCTGCCCATCAGCATCTCGTTAAGGGTCCATGGGGCAATCCCCCATCAGCCGCTGATCCACCGCGCTGATGCAAGCCTTCAGATCCCGGAAGGTGTCGCGGCAGTGCCGCCCCTGCCAGCCCTGGTAGCTGACCCTTGGAACTGGGTCTCAAGCCCCGCCCTTCAGGGCGGCTTTCCCTCAAAGCCTTGTCCAGCACAGCCTGAAGAAAACGGCTACCATTTAGTCATGCTTAACCAGACCTACGAGTTCAAGCTGCTGCCGACGCCCGCCCAGGTCGAGACTTTCGACCGCTGGCTGGACATCTGCAAAGGCGTCTGGAACTACGCCCTGGCTGAGCGACGGGACTTCGCTCGTGCGAAGAAATCACCCGTCAACGCCTGCTCGATCCGGCAGGAGTACATCATTCCGCCGGATGCACCCAAGCCCACCTTCGCCAAGCAGTGCGCTGCATTGGCAGCCGCCAAGCCATCACGGCCATGGCTGAAGGAACCTCACACCCATGTTCTCCAGCAAGTCCTCCGCAACCTGGAGGCATCCTTTGTGGCGACATGGGAGCGAGGACTGGGCTTCCCAAGGTTCAAGAAACGGATCAGGTCTTTCCTGTTCCCGCAGTTGAACAAGCAGGTGTTATCTGCTGGCCGCATCAGCCTGCCGAAGATCGGCTGGGTGAAGCTACGCCAGTCTCGTCCGCTGCCTGATGGCGCCATCGTCAAGCAGGTGCGGATCGTCAAGCGAGCGTCTGGCTTCTACGCCATGCTCTCGCTTGAGCAGGACATCGACATCCCCGAACCGCAGCCACACGGCAATGCGATCGGCGTCGATGTCGGCATCAACAACTTCCTGGCGACCAGTGCCGGTGAGTTGGTGGCCAATCCCCGTTTCTTCGAGACCGGACAACACAGGCTGAAAGAGCTGAACCGTTTGGCATCGAAGAAGCGCAAGGGGAGCAGCCGCTGGCGCATCGCCATGCACCGTCTCGCCAGGCAACACGAACGCCTGAGCAATGTCCGCAAAGACTTCCACTTCAAGGAAGCCCACCGGCTCTGCGACACCGCCGACACCATCGTGGTTGAGGCGCTGAACATCGCAGGGATGGCACGCGGCAACCTGTCGAAGCAGGTGCTCGATGCAGGCTGGAGCCAGTTCATCTCGATCCTGAAATGGGTCGGGCTGAAGCGTGGCGTCTGCGTGAAGAAGGTGGATGCCAGGGGCACCAGCCAGCAATGCCCCGAGTGCGGGGCGGCAGTGCCGAAGGATCTCAGTGTTCGTGTCCACGACTGCCCGGAGTGCGGCTACACCGCCGATCGGGATGTAGCCGCCGCTCAGGTGGTGCTCAAGCGTGGAATCCATTCAGCGTCCGGGCTGGGCGCTAGAGAAGCTCGGGGAGGGGAAGCACCATGAGGGCTCCTGAAGATCCGAGAATCTCCCGCCTTCAGGCGGGGGAGTACGTCAACGGTTCATGAATGGGTCGCTACAGTGGCCTATACGGGTTGTTTTCAGTGGCTATCGCGTCTCCTGTGTGGCCTTCGGGCATGGTGGGACCGAAGATCCGGCCGCCGCTTAAAGCCGGTGATCACCATTTGATTGCTAATGATATAAATGAGACTATTACTGCGTACACGCATAAAGGGATGAGACTGTGGTCTGTACCTTGTTTATGTAGGGGTCAGGGAAAAGAAGCTGAGTGGGGCCGTACCGGAGAAGATACGCCGCCTGGATTGTACAGAGTCAATAAAAAGGGTATTTATAGAGATTATGAGAAAAACCCTTCTTCTAGTTTCATGACAGGAGATAGGTGTGCTTACGGTTGGTACTCTTTCGATCTCGTGGGGTTAGAGGGGCAGGAAGGGCCGGATAGTCGACCGTATCGAGACGGGATTATGGTGCATGGAGGTGGAAGCGCTTGTGGCTGGCCCGGTGCATGGATGCCACGACAAGGTTTATTTGCGACTCTGGGTTGTATTCGTATGCACAATCAGGATTTGAAAGAAAGGCTGATGCCTTTGGTAGGGATGGGCAATTTGTATATCTCGGTGCTACAGGAAGCAAAGAGGGTCTAGCCCACCCCCGCCAGGCCGTTGAGGCTGGCCAGTAGGGGCTGCAGGATGTGCTCGCGGCGGGAGGTGGTCATGCGTCAGGGAAGGGGGCGGTGGGGTCGTCCCACGGCGTTTTGGCCCATTCTTTGAATGCGGCGTCTAGCTTTGCTAGATCGACGGCGGGACCGATGCTGAACTCAAGAGTCTGAACCGGCTGCCGTAATTCGTTAACAGGAGCGATCGAGTTTTCCATGGCTCTATGGTATCGCCACCGCCAGTGCATTCACAAGTGCCGTCACACGGGCATCAAGTAGGGCGAGGTCTAGGGATTCGCCTATGGAGTAGAAGGCTAGGCGGGTATTCGCAACGCCCGATGTAGCCACTGAAGAATCTGTAAAGATTGAGATGGGGCCCAAAAGCGGAGTCGTGGAAACTGCTGATAGTGTTGATGTAGTACCATCGACGCGCATCTGGAACTCGACAGAGTTAAACCTTGCCATGCCAAGAAATCCAGAATTTCGAGTAAAACTTATTTGCGACGTGGTTCCATGTCTTATGTTTCCCCTGATAACGCCAGTAATAGACCGAAGGCAAGTTGATCCAGGGTTATTTGTTCCCATCCCAGCAAAATAAAAACCATTTTGCTCAGGCCACTGAACTGCAGAGTACAAAGCAAGATGGCTACTATTTTGTGGATCGGCACTATTATCCCTGTTGCTGTTAAGATACTGAGTGCTATTTCTGAGCAGGCCTGTCTTTCGGTTGTAGTTGCTGCTTGTAAAACCAACATTCGTCGGCGCAGCCCCCACCAGTGGCATCAGCGCTCCAGCTAATGTTCGAGCCCCAGCCAGGATGCAACAGGTCTTGATGGCGTTCCAGATGCCATCAGCTTCACAGCCCAGCACAAACGCATTGATGGCGTCCCTCACTCCAGTCTCTAGTGCCTGCCCGTCTGCGGCTTCCACAGCGGAGATGTAGGCAGCGGCGATGTAGGCAGCGGCGTTGAGGTCTAATTTTTGTGTACCTGTAATCAGCCAACTGGACGGCCCACTCCTACGCAACCTCAACCCCTTCTTCAGGATCAGGGTCATACTTCCCCCGGCGCTTGCGGAGTTGGATGCTCCCACGCTTGGATCTCCGCTGCCCTGCCCTGGGCCAGCAGCCCCGCAGCTGTGAACATTGCCAGCCTGGGGGCAATTCGAGGATCCGTTAAGACCACAAATGGCTCCTCCAGCAGCTCCCCGATTGCGGAGGCCACCTCAGCCACTTGCTCGGCTGCCGCCCTAATGTCGCCATGTTCTGTGGCTGTAAACCGCTGAACGAACGCAGCGCTGGTCAGTACGCCGATCTTGAACAGATCCGCATACCGCAACCCCTGATGCTGCAGCAGCTCCAGGGCCATGGCCTCAGGGGTCATGCCTGCTTTGTTGGCGGCTTCGATCCAGCCGTCGATGGCGCGGAGATCAGTGAGGGTGATGGTGAGGCTGTTCATGGCGGTCAACCGGCAGAGAGTTTCAGGGTTCCGCCGTCATTGGCGTCGCTCCACAGCTGGCCCGCAACGTTTGGATTCGTCGTTGGTATGTTGGA